ATTGACGAGTACGGAATTCCAGTATTCACTACTCCTGACACAGATGTGTTTGCCCCAGACGGTGAATTAATAGATGTAGGTGTAATAGATAATTGGCAAAACGAAGTAGATGGTTTAAAAGATGATCAAGACGCTTTAAATGAATTTTATCGCCAGTTTCCTAGAACTACTGAACACGCTTTTAGAGATGAGACTAAAAATTCTATTTTTAATCTTGTTAAAATATATGAGCAGATAGATTACAACGAAGAAATGTCTAGAACCCTTGGAATTACAACTGGTAATTTTCAATGGGTAAGTGGTATTAAAGATTCACAAGTAATATTCTACCCAGATCCAAAAGGTAGGTTTAAAGTTAGCTGGGTTCCACCTCAGCAATTACAGAATAGAGTGGTACTTAAAAATGGTATAAAATATCCTGGTAATGAACACATGGGAGCATTTGGTTGTGACTCTTATGATATATCAGGGACCGTAGATGGAGAAGGATCTAAAGGAGCATTACACGGCTTAACCAGGTTTAGTATGGAGGACGCTCCTGCGAATAGTTTCTTTTTAGAATACTTATCAAGACCACCTACGGCTGAAATATTTTTTGAAGACGTATTAATGGCGTTAGTATTTTATGGAATGCCAATACTCGCGGAGAATAATAAACCTAGATTATTATACTATTTAAGAAGAAGAGGATATAGAGGATTTAGTATGAATCGTCCTGATAAAATTTGGAATAAATTATCTGTAGCAGAAAAAGAAGTTGGTGGTATACCAAACTCAAGTGAAGATATAAAACAAGCTCACGCCGCCGCGATTGAAATGTATATACAAGATCATGTTGGCATGAAGCAAGATGGAACATTTGGTGATTTGTACTTTAATGATTTATTAAATGATTGGAGTAGATTTGATATCACAAAAAGAACAAAGTATGACGCAACAATAAGTAGCGGTTTAGCTATAATGGCAAACAATAGGCACTTGTACGCGCCAAATCCCAAAATTGAAAAACAAAAATTAAACATAAATATTTCTAAGTATAGTAATACTGGAACTAATTCACAAATAATCAAATAATAAATATGGCAGAGTCTGGCATTAAAAGTTATTTTCCTAGTCAAACTGTAAGTGACGTTGAAAAATTAAGCGAAGAGTATGGTTTAAAAGTAGGTAAAGCTATAGAAACAGAGTGGTTTAATAATAATAGAAACCTTAATAAATATAGATCCACTCAAAATAATTTTCATAATTTAAGATTGTACGCAAGAGGCGAGCAGTCAATACAAAAATATAAGGATGAGTTATCTATAAACGGTGATTTGTCCTATTTAAATTTAGACTGGAAGCCAGTTCCTATTATTTCTAAATTTGTAGATATAGTTGTAAACGGTATAGCTGAAAGAACTTATGATATAAAAGCGTTTTCTCAATCTCCAAATGGAATAGAAAAACGAACAGAATATATGGAATCAGTATTGAATGATATGCAATATAGAGATTTCGATCAATTTGCTGCTGAAAATTTTGGTGTAAACACTAGAGAAAGCGAGGAAAAACAATTACCAGAAACACCTGAAGAATTACAACTTCACATGCAACTTAATTATAAGCAAGCCGTGGAACTAGCTGAAGAACAAGCTTTAAATATGTTGTTTGAAGGCAATAACTACGAGTTAATAAAAAAGAGATTTTATTATGACTTAACAGTTCTTGGTATAGGCGCTGTTAAAACATCTTTTAATACTTCTGAGGGTGTTGTGATAGATTATGTTGATCCAGCAAATCTAGTTTATTCTTATACAGATTCTCCTTACTTTGAAGACATATATTACGTTGGTGAAGTTAAATCTATTCCAGTAAATGAATTAGCTAAGCAATTTCCTAATTTAACAGAAAGTGATTTAGAAGATATAATGAAAAATAAATCTTTTCATAGAAATAATAATAGTACTAGATTTTCTATTGATAAAGAAGATAACAACACTATTCAAGTTTTATATTTTAATTATAAAACATATATGAATGAAGTGTATAAAGTAAAAGAAACTGGAACTGGTGCTGATAAAATTATACCTAAAGATGATAAATTTAATCCCCCACCAAACAAAGAAGGTGGTTACTCTAAACTATTAAGATCTATTGAGTGTTTATATGATGGTGCTATGATTCTTGGTACTGATAAATTACTTAAATGGGAAATGGCTAAGAATATGATGCGACCTAAAAGTGATTATACTAAAGTTAAAATGAATTACGCTATTGTGGCACCTAGAATGTATGATGGTAAAATTGATTCTTTAGTAAAACGTATAACTGGTTTTGCTGATATGATACAATTGACACATTTAAAATTACAACAAGTATTGTCAAGAATGGTTCCAGATGGTGTTTATTTAGATGCTGATGGTTTAGCTGAAGTTGATTTAGGTAATGGTACAAATTACAATCCACAAGAAGCTTTAAACATGTTCTTCCAAACTGGCTCTGTAATTGGTAGATCATTTACACAAGATGGTGATATTAACCCTGGTAAAGTTCCAATACAGGAAATTACATCAGGATCTGGTGGAAATAAAATGCAAGCTCTTATTGGTAATTATAATTATTATTTGCAAATGATAAGAGATGTGACTGGACTAAATGAAGCTAGAGATGGTAGTATGCCAGATAAAAACGCTTTAGTTGGTGTTCAAAAACTAGCTGCGGCAAATTCAAACACTGCAACAAGACATATATTACAAGCTGGTTTATATCTTACAGCTGAAACCGCCGAATGTTTAGCCTTAAGAATATCTGACGTATTAGAATATTCACCAACAGCTGATGCTTTTATACAAGCTATTGGAGCTCATAATGTAGCGACTCTAGAAGAAATGAAGGAATTACATCTTTATGACTTTGGTATCTTTATAGAGTTACAACCTGATGAAGAAGAAAAAGCAATTCTTGAAAATAATATTCAAATGGCACTTCAACAGCAAAACATAGAGCTTGAAGACGCTATTGATCTTAGAGAAATTAAAAATATTAAACTTGCAAACCAACTACTTAAAATACGTAGACAAAAGAAACAAGAAAAAGATAGACAGCTTCAACTAGAAAATATTCAAGCACAATCACAATCTAATACTCAAGCCGCTCAAGCAGCTGCTCAAGTAGAAATGCAAAAAGATCAAGCTTTAACACAAACTAAATTACAATTAGAACAAGCTAAATCTCAATTAGAGTCTCAAAAAATGCAACAAGAAGTTATGCACAAAAAAGAACTCATGGAATTAGAATTCCAGTATAACATGCAACTTAAAGGAATTGAGGTTGAAGGAATGAAGGAGAGAGAAAAACAGAAGGAAGATAGAAAAGACGAGAGAACAAAAATACAAGCTACACAACAATCAGAAATGATTGAACAAAGAAATAGTGGAAAACCACCTAAAAACTTTGAATCTGCAGGTAATGATATACTAGGTGGAGGATTTGATTTAGGTTCGTTTGACCCTAGTTAGAATTTATTAATTATTATTATATTATATTATGGAAGAAAAATTAGAACAAGTAGTTGAAGAAACTACACAAGAAACAACTGAGAAAACTGAGGAAACACCTCAAATAGATGAATCTAAATTTGAAAGCGCTGGAGACGATAATGTTATAAAAGTAGATTTAAGTAAACCACCAACACCAAAAGAAGATAAAAATGAAACTAAAGAAGATAACGTTGACGACAGCGGAGTGGTTGCAGAGTCTGAAAATGCCGAGCCCACACAAGAACAAGAAGAAGTACAACAGAAAGCAGAAGCACAAGAAGCCCCAGCGTTAGAAGAGATAACTGAAGATTCTACTGAAGAAGAAGTTGCTGAAGTAGAAGAACAAATTGAAGAAGCTGTTGCCGAGGCGGAGGCTACTGGAAAACCATTACCAGAAAATATTCAAAAGTTAATGGACTTTATGGAGGAAACTGGTGGAGATTTGAGTGATTATGTTAAACTTAATCAAGATTATTCAAAATTAGATGATCAAAATCTATTATACGAATATTATAAGCAAACAAAACCTCATTTAAACAATGAAGAAATTAACTTCCTTATGGAAGATTCGTTCTCTTACGACGAAGAAGTTGATGAAGAAAGAGATATACGAAGAAAGAAACTAGCGTTAAAAGAGCAAGTTGCCAGCGCTAGAGCCTATTTAGACGGGCAAAAGTCTAAATACTATGAAGATATCAAAGCTGGAAGTAAACTCACAAATGAGCAACAGAAAGCTATAGATTTCTTTAATAGATATAACAAAGAATCAGAAGCAACTGAAAAAACAGTTAAAAAGAATTCTGAAATTTTTACACAAAAAACTAATCAAGTTTTTAACGACAAATTCAAAGGTTTTGAATACAACGTCGGTGATAAAAAATACAGGTTTAATGTAAACAATGCTGAAGAGATCAAAACAACTCAAAGTGATATAAATAATTTTACTAAAAAGTTTTTAGATAAAAATTCTACATTATCAGATGCTAAGGGTTATCATAAATCTTTATTTACAGCAATGAACGCAGACGCTGTTGCAAAACACTTTTACGAACAAGGAAAAGCTGACGCTATGAAAGATAGTGTTGCAAAAGCTAAAAATGTTAATATGGATCCAAGACAAAGTCATGGTAAAATAGAAGCAGGCGGTTTAAAGTTTAGAGTGTTAGGTGATGATGCTAATGATTTTAAGTTACGAATTAAAAATAAAAAATAACAATTTAAAATTAAAAAATTATGGCAATTACAAGTGGAACTTCAGGTGCTGCAGCCGCTCCGGTTAGAGCAGCGCTTGTATCCAATTATATCGATTTTACTGGCTCTACGAATGACTGGAGACAGCAATACCTGCCTGACTTAATGGAAAAAGAAGCAGAGATCTATGGAAATAGAAGTATCTCTGGTTTTTTAGCTCAAGTTAGCGCGGAAGAGGCTATGTCTGCTGATAGAGTGGTATGGTCTGAACAAGGAAGATTACACCTTACATACACTGCTTCATGTGAAAATACTGTAGGTGGTGGTGAAGGTGATACATCTGACAATATCTTTACTATTATTAAAGACATGGATGGAAATGCACCAGCTGCTGGAAACCATGGTATCCGATTAGGTGATACAGTTGTTGTTACACAAGCTAACGCTACTATAAAAGGTTATGTTAGTGTTGTTAGTACTACTACTAATAGTATTACAATTTTACCTTACGGCGCTGCTGATTGTGACGCTGCTGGTTTATCTGATGATACTACCGCTGAAGCATTTAGAATTATGGTTTATGGTTCTGAGCGTGCGAAAGGTACTAATGGTAGAGATACTGCTAACAAACCATCTTTCAAATCACACTCAAACAAACCAATTATCTTAAAAGATATGTACGAAGTATCAGGATCTGATGCTGCTCAAATTGGTTGGGTTGAAGTAAGTGGTGAAGAAGGACAAAATGGTTACTACTGGTATATTAAAGCTGAAGCTGAAACTAGAACTCGTTTCTCTGATTACTTAGAGATGTCTATGGTTGAATCTGAAAGAGCACAAACTGGATCTGTTATTGATGACGCTACAGGTGGTCTTGGTGATGGTTCTGGTGACGCTGGTCCTGGTACAGAAGGTTTATTTTCTGCTATCGAAACTAGAGGTCATGTTTCAACTGGTGTTACTGGTGTTAATCCCGCTACTGATTTAGCAGAATTTGATGCTATGTTAGCTAAGTTTGATGCTAATGGAGCAATTGAAGAAAACATGTTGTTTGTAGATAGATCTACTGCTTTAGCAATAGACGACATGCTAGCTTCAATGAACTCTTATGGTGCTGGTGGTACTTCTTACGGAGTATTCAATAATTCTGAGGACATGGCGCTTAACTTAGGTTTTTCTGGAATGCGAAGAGGTTCTTATGATTTCTACAAAACTGACTGGAAATATCTAAACGATAAAGGTACTAGAGGTGGTTTAAATGACACTGTTAACGCGGTTAGAGGTGTTGTTGTTCCCGCTGGTGTATCTACAGTTTACGATGAGGTTTTAGGTAAAAATATGAAACGTCCTTTCTTACATGTTCGTTACAGAGCTTCTCAAACTGAGTCTAGAAAAATGAAGACTTGGGTTACTGGTTCTGTTGGAGCTGTAACATCTGATTTAGATGCAATGGAAATTCACTATTTATCTGAAAGATGTTTAGTTGTACAAGGTGCTAACAATTTCATGTTAATGAAGTAAGCATTTATTATATTAAAGACCGGGGCTTCGGCCTCGGCCTTTTATTTTATTAATTTTATTATATATTATATTATGGAAAACAAAGAAATGGAGACTCAAGCTCCAAAAAAAGATACTTGGGAAATTAAAGATAGAATGTATTATTTAAAAAATAATATGTCTCCTTTAACTTATACTATAAGATCATCAAACATTTATTATTTTGATGAAGAATTAGGTTATGAAAGAGAGTTAAAATATACATCTAATCAAAGAACGCCTTTTGTAGATGAAATGGTAGGTGATCAAAGGTTAGAACATATAGTGTTTGAAAATGGAGCGTTATTTGTACCAAAAAACAAAACGGTTTTACAAAAACTTTTATCACTATACCACCCGCACAATGGTTCGTTATTTTTAGAACGTTTACCAGAAAAAGAAGCTGCTGATGAGGTTGAAAATATACAAATAGAAATTCAAGCATTAAACGCTGCTCAAAATATGGATATTGATATGGCTGAAGCTGTTATGCGTGTAGAATTAGGTTCTAAAGTATCTAAGATGAGTTCTAAAGAGCTTAAACGAGATTTACTTGTATATGCTAAAAGAAATCCAGAATTATTCTTAGATTTAGTAAGTGATGAAAATGTTGTTCTTAGAAACTTTGGTATTAGAGCAACTGAAATGGGGATATTAAAATTATCTTCTGATCAAAGAACTTTTTTATGGGGTTCTAATGATAGAAAACTAATGAATGTTCCATTTGATGAACATCCGTATTCAGCATTAGCCGCTTGGTTTAAAACTGATGAAGGAATGGAGATTTATCAAAATATTGAAAAAAGATTAAATTAATCTAACTGTAGATGCAGTCGCTCTACGGGGCGATTGCAAACTACAAAAAAATTAAATTGTATGGAAAAAAATAAATCTAAGGGATTAGGCGATACAATAGAAAAAATTACAAAAGTGACTGGAATAAAAAAAGTTGTTGATACCGTTGCCAAAGCAACTGGTAAAGACTGTGGATGTGAAGATAGAAAAAATACTTTAAATAATTTATTTCCATATCACTATAATAAATATTAAATATGGTAAGTATAGACAGTGTATATCAAAAAGTTTTAACGCTAACAAATAAAGAGCAAAGAGGTTATATAACACCTCAAGAATTTAATTTATTAGCTAATCAAGCTCAAATGGAAATATTTGAACAATATTTTTATGATATGGAGCAGTGGGGAAGAAGACCTGGTAATGAATATTCATACTCTGATATGGTTACTAATATAGAAGAAAAAATCTCTCGCTTTCAAAGCACAGATGTTGCTTTTAATTATAGCAACACTGTTGGTGGTATTGATTTAGTCAATGCTTATAAGTTAGGAGTAATTAAAGTGAGATATGCTCAGCAAGATTCAGCTTATAAACTAGCAGAGCAATTGACAAGTGCTGAATTAGCTCGTTATGAACAATCTCCATTAACAAAAAGTACTTTTAAAAAACCTTGTTATGTGTTATCAAGTTATGGTGGTAATGATAATTTAATTGCTAGGTTTTATCCTGCTATGCAAAACGGTGATTCAGCAAAAGTATCATTTATTACAAGACCTCTTAGTGTTTCTTGGGGTTATGTTGTTGTACAGGGAAAAGCTTTATATGATCCAAGTCCAGAAAAAACAATTAATTTTGAACTTCATGAGTCAGAAGAGGTTGAATTAGTGTATAAAATATTAAGATTAGCTGGTGTTACAATACAAAGAGCTGATATAGTACAAGCTGCCCAAGTAATGGAAGCAGCGCAAATACAACAAGAAAAACAATAAATAAATGAATTATTACGATACAAACAATCATAAAAATTATTACCAACCACTACCTTCTGCTGGAACAGATTTTGGTCACTATCAATTTGTATCTTTAGATGATATTATAACTCAATTTGAAATAGCTTATGTAGGGGAAAATAAAATAATACCAAAAACTAAAAGAGCAGATATATCATTTCATGCACAAAGAGCTTTACAAGAGTTATCTTTTGACGTATTTAAATCTTGTAAATCACAACAAATTACTGTGCCAAACAGTTTAAAAATGCCATTGCCCCACGATTACGTTAATTACACTAAATTGACAACTGTTGATAGTTCTGGTATAGAACATATATTATATCCAACAAGTAAAACTTCTAATCCTTTTCAAATTAAACAGCAAGACAATGGTCAATATGAGTTTCTTCAAGGCGAAGAGATTGTAAGATATGGTGATTTTACTAGTATTTTGCAGTCGCCGTGGATTCAAAAAGGTGGGACTAATACTGAGGTAATTATAAACAATGATCAACTTACTTTTAATCATAATACTCATAGTGGTTTTGGTGGTTTAAATTGGGGATATGCACATGCTATTGTACAGCAGATAGATGTTACAAATTTACAACGTATAGATTTATCAGCGACAGGAACCTCTGGTAATAATAGTACGGATCCAATCGGTGTTTTAAGGGTTGGTATAAGCTTGGGTAGTGGACATGATCATACAAGAAATTTTTATGATCAAGCTGGTAATCCTATTGATTCTTTTAATGATGAAACAACTATATACTCTGGAATAACAAATATAGATGGTAATGATGCTTATTTAGAGTGGAGTGACGGTACTTCTTCTACAAAAGAAATGTTAAATATAGATGTATCTCAACATGATTTTGTACATGTGGTAATTACGTCGTTTGTACCATATGATTTCGTTGCGGCAGCTTCAGCAGACACTACAAATATAATAGATAATGTATCTGTTACAAATAGCTTAGTAAGCGATCACTTAACACATGCTTCTAGTACTGGAGAAAATTCATCAACTTGGGATAATTATAAATCAACAACACCATCTGAAAATAATAATGACGATTATGAAGATGATACTTATTGGCCAGAACTTGGTGAAAGATATGGATTAGATCCTCAGCATGCTCAAGTTAATGGATCTTTTTATATAGATTGCAGATTGGGACAAATTCATTTTAGTTCTAATATAAGCGGTAAAGATGTAATATTACATTATCTTAGTGATAGTAGAGGTACGGAAAAAGAAATGCAAGTTCATAAATTTGCAGAAGAAGCTATGTATAAATGGATAATTTATGGTATTTTGTCTACACAATTAAATATCCCAGAAAATACAATTAGAAGATTTAAAAAAGAAAAATTTGCAGAAACTAGAAAAGCAAAATTAAGATTATCTAATATTAAATTAGAAGAAATTACTCAAGTTTTAAGAGGTAAATCAAAACAAATTAAACATTAATTAAATGCCAGAAATCAAACATAATTTTACCAGGGGTAGAATGAATAAAGATCTTGATGAAAGACTTATTCCTAAAGGTGAATATAGAGACGCAATGAACATACAGGTTTCTACAAGTGACAAACCTGGTATTACCGCACATTATGATACCCACGGGGGAGACGCGGGTAGTATTACTAATTTATTAGGTAATATAGACGCAACATACCATGTGTATGATGGTAGTTGGCATTCTCTTACTTTACCCACTGGTGCGAAATGTATTGGAGCTATTTCTGATGAAAAAAGCAACACATTATATTGGTTTATAAAAGCTAACACAGCAGATGGTATTATTCGACGTAACAATGATACGTTGCAATGCGAATGGGTTTTTGTAGATCAAAATTTAGATACATTAAAATTTCCAGATAAAATTATAACGGGTATAAACATTATAGATGATTTACTTTTTTGGACAGACGGTGTAAATGAACCAAGAAAAATAAATATAACACGTAGTATATCTAACACAAACCCAAACGGGACAGTTCATACTCAATTTTCTACACCTGATGGAAGTGTTGATATAAAAGAAGAACATATTACTGTTATAAAAAAATCACCATCAAATTCTCCAACTTTAGATTTAAAAACTTTCCGTATAGAAAATCAAGTAGCACTGGGTTCAGGTGTAGATCTTTCGTATACAGCTGTAGCTGTAATATCTGATGACCCTTCTCAATTATCAGACGATATTATTTGGGTTAAACCAGGTGGCTCTAGCGCTGGAGCTTATGATCCTAATAATTTTTCTAATATAACAGTTGGCGATAAGGTGAGAATACAACTATTAGAAGATGTATTTGGAAATCAAGATTTTGAATTAGAATGGGTGCCAAATATCGTTGGAGGAGGTGGATCTCTAACTACTAATAACAACAAACCGTTTAAAGGGCAAAAAGTTGTTTTAAAAGAGTATTCAGCTAGTGGAAATGTTCCACCTTTACCAATAACAGATTATAGAATTAAAGGTGTATTAACAGGATGGTTTAATTCTGATAATCCAACTTTAATAAGCGATTCAAGCGTATGGAATAGCACTGATAGAGCTGGTAAAATAATAGTTGAAATTGAAATCACAAATATAAACGGAACACCACCTGTGGCAGAATTAGACAGTCAGCTTAAATATGCCGTAGATCTATTTGATGAATCAGAAAAATTATTTGAATTTAAATTTCCTAGATTTTCTTGTAGATATAAATACGAAGACAATGAATATTCCGCGTTTGGCCCTTGGAGTGAAGTTGCTTTTGTTGCGGGATCTTTTGATTACCATCCGAAAAAAGGATATAATATAGGTATGACAAATAAATTGTCTTCATGTGTGATTAAAGATTTAATAACTGAAGACATGCCCTTAGACGTTAAGGAAATTGATATTTTATATAAAGAAGAGGGTAGCACAGCTGTTTACGTGGTTGATACTATCAAAAGAGATGATAAAAAACATATTACTATTGATGGTAATGATTTTAATCACTGGGATTTAAATTATTACGAAGTAAAAGACGAGACTATAAATAAAATTTTACCTGAAAACCAATCTTTAAGACCTTGGGACAACGTGCCTCTTAATGCCTTAGCGCAAGAGATTACTGGTAATAGAATTGTTTATGGTAATTACACGCAGGGGCATGACGTTAAGGTAAATACTTGGGAAGGCGCACCAGTAGTAAAAGCCTATAAACCAAATATATCTATATCTATTGTAAATCTTCCACAACCATCAGTTGTATCAGCTGTTAGATCTATAAAATCGTTAAGAGAATACCAACTTGGCGTTTTATTTGTAGATAGATATGGTAGAGAAACACCTATATTAACAAATACAGCCTCTACGTTTAAATTAGAAAAAGATAAAGCCGCTACAGCAAATCGCTTAAAAGTTACTTTAGAAACTAATAACGAACCTCTCACTGATAGCGATCTATTATATTATAAATTTTTTATTAAAGAAACTTCTGGAGAATATTACAATATGGCTATGGACCGTTGGTATGACGCTGGAGATGGTAATAGATGGATATCATTTCCTTCTTCAGACAGAAACAAGGTTGATATAGATACATTTTTAATATTAAAAAAAGCACAAGAATCAAATGAGTTAATTGCAGAACCTGCTAGGTATAAAATATTAGCTATAGAAAACGAAGCCCCAGATTTTATAAAAATAGACAAAAGGCTTGTGGTAAGCGCTACTCATGTGGCGGGAACAAATGATGTTTTTTATTCAGGTTTACTTAACAACCCTGTTTTTGGATCACAAACTTTAACTCTAAATTATGACCAAGGTTTTTGGAATAGTAGTGGTTCATGGTTACATGACTTAAAAGATGGAGAATTGTGGGTAGAATTTGCCATTGTTGGATCAGGGCAAGAATCTAAAAGATATAGAGTTTCAGAAATAACCAAAACTGGAACCCCTGAAGATTATCACATAATATTAAATGAGCCACTTGGTCATGACGTAGATTTTATTGCAGATGATCCAACCGGTTTAAATGTAACCGGTATAGCTGATAATGCTATCATTAGATTTTATCATTATAAAGTTGAAAATAAAGCCAAATATGATGGTAGATTTTTTGTAAAAATATTTAGTGATGATGTTTTTAAAAGAAGTTTTGAATCCGATACAATTGAAGGGCTCCAACAATATAGAGTTATTGATCAAAGAACACAATATGCTTTATTTTCTAATCACGATGATTTACATGATGAAGATCAAACGGGACTTGATTTTGGAACAGATAGTTACCGAAGTGGTTTTGGTAAATGGGCTCCTTATTATAGAAACTATAATAAAAAAGATGCTGATTATTGTTGGTTTGGTGCAAGTCAAACTATGGTTAGTGGTAACGCCTGTGATGACGCTAATACTTATCCTATTGGACGTTTTGGTTTTGAACATGCCCCTTGGCCTCAAGGAGTTGGTGTAGATCACGAGGGTTGTGGGCCAGATGGTTTTGATCCAAACGCACCGTTTAAAATGTGGCCAAACATGAAATATCCAGGTTGGTGGAAGGAAGCTCTTAGGCAGACAATGCGCGAAAGTCAATATCTAGTTCCCTCGCAAACAAACCAAGTGGAGTGGTTTTATTATCAATTAATTGGAAATCTTTCAGTTAGCGCAACTGGACATGGGGGCTCTACGAATCCTGGTCCATGGGATTTTACTCGACATATTCCGAATGAAGTTTGGGCTATAGATGGTGGTCCATATGATGGAAAACAAAGTGGAGGTGGTTTGATTTGGGACATAGATTCTACTTTGTCGGGCACTGGGCACGGTATTACGACATGGAGTAGCTCGTGGAGAATGCAACTTGCACTTGGTCCTATAGCCCCATCAAATCAAGCAAATCCTTGGTCTGGTACTGGAAATTCAACAAATAACTTTTGGGGTAGAGATGACCAATGGGAATTTTGGAATATTGGCCATGAGCAAAACGCAAATTCACAATACAATGATCAAGCAACTGTAAATTGGGTTCAAAACTACAATGTTGGGAGACAGTTTAGATGGGAAGATGATCCTGAAAAAAGAATTTATACTATTACTGAAAAAACAGAATGGGGATCAGCTAATTATGAAAGAGTAAGAACTGTAGGTGATCCAGATATGTTTTCTTTATCTATAAATAAAAGAAAAAACTGGGAAATACGTATGACACCAGAAGCTGGTTGGATTCCTTATGATGATACATTTGGACCTATAAGTGGTGGTTATCAATTAGATATAAACGCGGAGATAGGACCTAATACTTTCACGGCGGATAACGGGGCAGCAGGAACCTTAGAAGATTATTGTATTTATTTAGAATCAAACGCAGCCACTTGTAATAACACCCTTCAACAAAATGTAACTATAAAACCTGGAATGATTGTTACACAATACAATAATGGTGGTAGTGTTTTAACGTTCGCAACAATAGATGACACCACACCAGTTCTTCAGGTAAAAAGTGTAGATAAACAAGCAACTTATACTAAAGTTGTATTATGTGGTTATGTTAATGCGCTTGATGAAACTCACTGTATAACACCTACCGACGGTCAATTAGTAAGATTTGAGCAAGCAAAATGCAATGGTTATAGCCCTAATTCAGCTAATAGAGTTAGTTTACACAAATCAAATGATGAATCTGCTGATTTATTAAGAGCGGTTGGTTATAGCATGCAGTTTGTAGAAGTCGCTGATTTTTCTGAAGATTTACCAGATAATCCAGCTATATGGGAAACTGAACCAAAAAAAGAATCAGGTTTAGATATTTATTACGAAATTAGTGGTTACAACCCTTGGAGTTTAACTCCACAAACCGCGCCAACAACAATACCAATAGGTTCTAAAGTTGAATTAATAAATGGTATTGGAACATTAAATTCTGAAGTAGAAGTTGTTTCTATAGATTATACATATTTTGATGATACTCTTCAGCGAGAATATTTAGTTATAGAATTATCTGATCAAACTAGTGGTTTAAATGGCTTTCCAAGTGCTAATTCTAAATTAAAAATAACTAAACCAAATGGAGTGAGTTTTGAGGTATGGGTAGCGTTCGATGTAACTTCAACTTGGGGTGATGATACTTCTGATGGTGATGGTAATCCTGGAAGTTCAACTAATTGGGAATATTTAGTTGCATTAAGTACAAATACACCTACAAATTATATATTGAATTGGAGTAATTGTTATTCTTTTTTAAACGGCGTTGAATCAAATAGAATTAGAGATAACTTTAATTTACCATTTGTAACAAACGGTGTTAAAGTGTCTACTATCTTTGAAGATGAAATATCACAAGAACATCGTAGTAGTGGATTAATATACTCTGGTATATATAATTCTATAACAGGCGTAAACAATTTAAACCAGTTTATACAAGCAGAAAAAATAACCAAAGATATAAATCCAATATATGGTAGTATTCAAAAATTACATTCAAGAGACACTGATTTAATAACTTTGTGTGAAGATAAAATTTTAAAAATATTAGCAAATAAAGACGCTTTATACAATGCTGATGGTAATCCAAATTTAGTAGCTACAAACAATGTGTTAGGGCAATCAGTGCCATTTGTAGGTGAATACGGTATATCAAACAACCCAGAATCTTTTGCGTCAGAATCTTATAGAGCTTACTTTGCAGATAAAGTTAGAGGCTCTATAATTAGATTATCTAAAGATGGATTAACCGCTATATCTGACCATGGGATGAAAACTTGGTTTAGGGAAAAATTAAGACTTAGCAATGCACCAATAATTGGAAGTTATGATAATAAGAAAAACGAATATAATGTTAAAATAAGTCAAAGCACTCCTTCTACTCAAGTAGATGTAGTTACATTTAGAGAAGATGTAAAAGGTTGGGTAAGTTTTAAGTCTTTTGTAAATATGGAGTATGGTATAAGTAGTAATAATGAATATTTTACTTTTAAAAATGGTAAATTATACATGCATCATATCCCTGGTGATACCGCGCCTAGTGGTACTGTAGTAGCTATAAGTGCTTTTTTACCTGAATCAAATACATTTTATGGTAATTTTACACCTTCTCATGTAAAAGTAATTTTAAATGATTTTCCAGGAAGCGTTAAATCATTTAAAACAATTAACTACGAAGGTTCAGAATCTCAAATAGCACAAATAGAGGCGGGGGTACAAACCGTCAATGATTTATTTGGAAATAGCATAGCCTCTCCATATGCTGGTGGATGGCATGATTTTTTACATTACAATGACCAACCTAGAAACGGGTGGTTTGTTAGCAATATAAAAACAAACTTACACCGTGGTACTTTAAACGAATTTATTGAAAAAGAAGGAAAATATTTCAATTATATAAAAGGAGAAAATTATGAAGATTATTTTGGCAACGGCAACTGGCAAGCTAATTTAGATGCTGGTAATTCAAATATACAAGGTTTAGGTAGAGTTGCTGGTGGTTCTGTAGTGCAATACGTTTATGGATGTATGGATCCGGCTGCGTTTAATTATGACGCAGGCGCAACGATAAATGAAACTTCTGAAACGGATTCGAGTGATCCTTGTGTTGGTACTATACTAGGTTGTACAGATCCTCTAGCATACAACTATGGTGCCTCAGCTAACACTGACGATGGTAGTTGTTTATATCCTGGATGTACTGATGATGGTGTGGTATCGTTAGAAGTGTTATCTACTGGTACTGAAGTTTTACCAAATGACATGAGTCCATATCCAGGTGTTGCAGCAAACAATCAAGATGCAAATGCTAATATTGCGTGTGGCCCTGTGGCTTACGAACCTTACACGGGTTATGGTTTTGCAAGTTATAATGAATGTTGTACTTATACGTTTCTTGGTTGTATGGATAGTACAATGTTTAATTACGATCCATTAGCAAATACGCCTGACACTTGTATTCCATTTGTGTATGGATGTATGGATCCGAATGCAGATAATTATGATTCTACAGCAAACACTGAAGATAGTTCTTGTGTTTACTCAGGATGTATAGCTCCTACTGCTGATAACTATGTTACAGCAAATCCTGGTCAAATAGCTGAGGGTGATGGTTGGGATGATTTAACAAACTATACTGGCGCTCCACATGGAGATCTTCTAGCTTTAATTGGCGACCCTAGTTATATTTATCATCCATATGGTACTTTACCAGGTAGTCCATTTATTGGTACAAATTACGGTTGTCCAAATTGGAGTTTTGCTCCAACAATATTTGGAGACAATGGTCAAAATCCACCCCAGAATGGAGTTGGTGTTTTAATACCTAGAATGGTAGAAACAGGTTATTGTACTTCAGAACCTTGGGTGGATGCTAATTGGCAACAATATGTAGATGGTTGTGACCCTACAATACCTTATCAATCTATTATACCTACTACTAGTATTATAAATACTGGAGGATTAACTAATGATCCTGGAATATTTGGTAACAATCCACCTAATACAGATGATGGTCAAGGTGGGGTTTTACCAACTTGGCCGGATATATCTTACGCCATGGACATAAATGGTAATCAAATACCATTTACACATCAATGGTGGAATCTTGATAATAGTTTTAACCCTCTTAAACACATGGTAAATCCATTTCCACCATGCGCGACTCAAGATGATGGTAGTTGTGAATACACAGGATGTTTTGATCTTTTAGCTGTAAATTATGATCCAAATACTACAATAGTTGATAATGCTACTTGTTTGTATTGTGGTGATCCCGCAAGTAACGTTATCAATAATGACGGCGCTTTATACCCTGACGCAACCCCGTATCAAGAAGGATGTATATATTGTCCAGGAGATAATCTTTCTACAGTTTTTAGCAATTGGGCAACTAGCACTTCTTATTCTGATGGTACTTATTACGCGTGGGAGTATAATCCTACAGGTTCACAAATACAAATTAGTTTTGATGTATCAACTATAACTACACCAGGTTTTGTATATGATCCACGGGTACACAATTCAAATTATGATGCAGCTACAACTACTTGGCCAGCATTTGAGGGTGAGGATTACTGGTTTAGATCATATTATAGAACGTCTGACACTGGGAGTGGTGCTGGTGTTTGGATACAAAATTCTTCATCTTTCAACGCGTTGGGATATGTAGATGCTACTCATGGAACTGATAATTTAGGTAACACGGTTTATACTATGGCTCATGATGTAGTTGGTTTAACACCAGACACGGATTATGATTTTAAATACGAAATAACGTGCCATCCTGGAGGTGCCGCGACTGTTGTAACTGAAAACTTTAATCCTACAGAATTAATGGGTTTAACAACAGAATCAGGTCCTACTACTGGGTGTCGAGATGCGTTAGCAGTTAATTATTGTGATACTTGTACAGTTGCTGATAATAGTGTTTGTTTCTATGATGGTTGTACAATATCAACTTCTGATACTGGTGAAGCAGATGGTTTTTATCAAGGTGCCGCGGTTCCTTGTACTAATGGAAGTGACACTTATACAGGTGAGGCGCATCACTGGTGTAGTATTCAAGCGATAGCAGAAACCCATCCTGGTTATCCAGGTAATTGGCAAGCACACGCGGGTATGTGGCGTTTGGGAGATGGACCGTTTGCTAATTTACCAGATAATTGTTGTAGTTTCATGGATTCAAACATGAATTTCTTGGAATTTAATGGGATACAGGGACAAGAGGGATATTATGGTTGTACAGATTCCACAGCTGTAAATTATTGTTCTGGTTGTACATATGATATAAAGGAACAAATTGGAGTACATTGGTGTGAGTATGATGGCTGTAATTATACGACAGTTGGTATAAATCCTGACGTTAATAATCATTGTTCTGACGCGGTATATGATCATTTAACACAGACATATACTAGCAGTGGAACAGCTGTTACTTCAGTGACTTATGATGGCGGAACTACTTATGTTGACGAATGTATAGATGGTACTGGTGGTAATATCGGTTTTTTAGCTGAAAATCATGATCCAAAAGTAAACAACCACGTTGAATCTACTTATCTCTGCACGTTTGCTGGTTGTTCTGCGCCAGGATGTGATATAGGTTATGATTGGCCTGACCAACAACCAACTGGTGCTGATGCTTGCGAAGCGTTTGCTGGACCTGCTTTTGCTAGTCAACTATATGGTTATCCTATGGATATGGCAGGTACAGCCGCGCCTAGTACAACAGCTGTTAATATTGGTGGAAGTGGACCGGGTTATTTGATGGGATTAAATACCGGTAACTTTCTTCCTAAAGGTTATAATAATGACTGGAATTATGCAGGTAACTACGATGCAGGATTTTGGAATACTAGCGACGATTCGGTACCAAGTCTAAATAGTGCCCAAAACCTGTGGTGGAATAATTATCAAATGGCTGTTATGTGTCATGATGCTAATAATTGTAGACCTTATAGAGAAACTTGTCAAAATCATCATGATACAAATGGTAATCTTTGTACCGCGGCTTGTTATGATAAAGATACTCTATTGCCAGATCCAAGTTTAGCAAATTCAGGAACAGGTTCATCGCACGCTTTGCTATATCCTGCTAGTGAAATTCCGTTTAATTTTGATCCAGTTGGATGTACATCTACCACTGGCCCGCAAAAAAGCGCGGCGACTGGACTAGATTTTGAAGGAGCGTATCATAAATTTGAATGGAACTTAGGGGAGACATGGGGCCCTGGCACTAATCCAAGACCTACAACATTTAACAATACGGATGTAATCCCTGTTAATGAGGTATATGGGCCAAACGCATCCACTAATAATTATCAGCTCGGATATAATGGTATTGCGGGTATTAGACTTCGTGGTTACAACTGGATAAATGCTGGTCCAACTCACTTTGTGTACGCTCCTGATGGAAGTTATAATTTAAACCATCATCAGAGTGCTGCCGTGACTTGGCCAGCTCAATATTTTGGCGCTGGATTCTTCCCAACAAGATACGATGCTCAGGGAACTGGCGCGGGTACAACAGTACAATGGGGAATATATAAAATGTGTCAAAACGGAGAAGAAATAAAAATTAACGAGGGTCCTGACGCAATAAATTTAGATGGATTAAAATGGTAATAATAAAAATATATAAATAATATGGCATTAGGTCTTTATCGATTAAATTTTAGTGGAAATATTGGTTCTCAAAACAAATCTATTCAAGTTGGGGATCGTGTATATTACACTCCGGTTCTTCCCGCTGGTAGTGGAAGTACTTTTGACAGAAGTAATGGTACTATTATTTTGTTTGGATTAGTATTTAGTATTGGGCCTGATTACATAGATGTGCAGTATGAGGGTAGTGGTGGCCCCACTTTACCTAGTCCAAATGATTATATAATGTTTTCTAAAAATCCCGAAGTTAATACCTCAAGTTTAGAGGGTTATTATATGGAAATGGACTTTGTGAATAATTCAACTAAACCTGCAGAATTATTTTCTGTTGGTTCTGAGGTAAGTGAAAATAGTAAATAACATATATTATGGCATATAAAAAGTATACACAACCAGTAAAAACTAAATATGACGAAGAGCAAAAAAAAGTTCTTACTAAGCCAGTTTATAACAATGTTAAACAGAATAAAAATATACTTCACGGTATAGATTTGAGAAATTTTAAACCAGCTATAAATACATTAGCATGTACAGCCGAACATATGGTTAATATTTCCCGTTCTACTATATATCAAACATATATTGATAATAAGAACGAAAATCAATTAAACACATTTCTAAAAAGAATGTGGAACAAATACTTAAGCGATGGTTGTGGATGGTGGAAGCGTACTGTAGATACATGGACAAATAGACTTAATAAATTAGATCCAAATTCAACTAATTATAAGGTCCTTAATGCAGAAATAAATTTCGCTAACACAATGCAAAGTGACTGCGGATGTGCTGAAACAATTAAACCTGGTTTAGAAGGGTATTCATATACAGATACGGGTACATTGTTAAAAAATGAAACTATTGAATACTTAGAAGAACAAAAAACAAAACAATTAACTCCAACCAAAACAATTAAAAGGTTTGAAATAAATATTGATGATTTACCACCTAACGGAGAAATAAGGCAGTTTGAAATTATTGGAGACAATGGAGCAATGTTTAGCATGGAGGTTTACGATGCTGATGGTAATTATTATAATTTTAATACAAATACGTGGTCTTCTACTAAATCTAGATTAGGTACAAGTGTTATAAAGGGTTACACGTATACTGGTGCAATTAATTTTTCGAATATAGCATCAAAAACTCATGTATATACAATTTTATTATTTGCAGAAGATAGTAAAGATATAAAAACTAGACACGTTGGTTATGTTGAACGTAGAAAAACTGATAACTCTATAGACGAAAACACTTCTAGTGGTTCTAACTCTAAGTTAATTAAAAAAACTATTACACAACAACAAGCCGTTACTTTAACATTAAGTGCTATAGCGCCAAAGAGGGGTGATAGTATAACAGATACTGTAGACGGTGCTGTTGGATCTGGTACTAATATAGTAATGGATACTAGTTATTTAACGAAAAAAATAGTTATAGGAGATAAAGTTAGTGGTACAAATATAGCTGCCGGCACCACAATAGCAGCTGTAAATGTAAGTAGTACAGCTGATAGATATACATTGTCAACCGCTGTTTCTGGAACTGTTTCTGATGGCGCTACGTTAACGTTTGCTGGGCCATTTAATACTATGACCCCAGATCATGATACAACAACTGGTTCTGTTACTATATCAAATCTTTCAACAGGGACTAATAATATTAAAAAATCTTTTAGTATAACACTGACGGCTCCTAGTGGTAGAGCTTTCACAATTCTTAGACAACCAAAAGAAGAGGACTTAACGCATGTGTCATTGGTTACTTTTGGATCAGCGGCATTAGCTATAGATGGTGAAAACACTAGTAGTGATGCATTATTTTACAGATGGCCAGTAAATAATATCGCTGGTTTAGCTAATAATATGATTTTAGATCCATCTAAAACAAAAGCAAATACAACTATAGCGTCTTTTATATCTGATTATAAAGACGCTGTAACAATTACAACTGAAATTTTAGAAGAAGTTGAAACCGAGTCTAGTTCAAGTGGATATGCTAAAGGTCCGGCTCCAGCTTATTCTGAACAACTAGTAAGAACAACTACAACTGAAAATCAAGTTTTTGTTAAAGGCGTTGAATCAACTGCGACAGCTACCGCTATAAATAGACAGGGTATAACAACTGCTCAAGCTGGTAATATTGTTTTTAATAATCAACAGGTAGACGCTTTAAAAGATGATTCTAGTGTAAAAATTTTTGGTTATGGTTTAGGTAATATAAAAACAATGACATTCGGTGCTGATCTTAAGTTTACTAATTTAAAAGCAGAATTAAGTGAGATAACAGCAACTACTACTTCTGGTGTTAGTAATAGTACTAGTATACCTATAAGTGAAAGAGCTGGAATACTTGATGGTGCATCTACAATAAAAGGTATTGGAATAGTTACAGCTCCTAATGTTTCTTCTGGCGCTAGTGGTAATACAGGCGCTGGAACAATAGTAGCATCTGCAGCCCAAACTATAGAAAACGGCGCGACTCTTACGTTTGCTGGGGCAAGTAATGTTATTACAATAACAGGTGACGTAGAAATAACTAATATGCCAGAGTCTAATGTTACTATTTACTTTGATGTCGAAAAGTTTCTAAATTGTTATTAATAGTAAAAAAAGTACAAAAAGTGTAACTATATTACTTATAATTAAATAGTATATTATGGGTAATAAAGTAAATATTCGTAAAATAGAACCAAAAGACTACGAATATATAAATAGATGGTGGGTAGAGCAAGGTTACAATGCCGTAAGTTTAGATGTTTTACCTATGCAAGGTTTAGGTGGTTTGATTGTTGAAAAAGAAAAACCTATTGCAGCAGCTTATCTATATTTAACAAATTCAAAAATGGGTTATATAGATAATTTAATATCTAATCCAAAATATATATCAAAAGATAGATTTAATATTATATTAGAGTTAATTGCAGCATGTAGACAAATGGCTAAGGAAGTGGGTTGCTTAGATGTTTGGGCGATGACAAACGATAACGGCATTATAAAAAGATGTGAAAAACTAAAATATAATATATCAAAAAATAATTACGCAATAATATCAATAAAAGAATAGTATATGGATCCAATGACGATGGTACAAGTAGGGACGGCGGTCGCAGGAATCTTTGGTGGTAAAAGACAAAAAAGATCTGCCGCTAAAGCTGCTCGTGAAGCATTAGCGTTTAGAAAAGAACAACAAAAAAGGGTTGATGAAGAAGTAGCTAATTATAGAGCTATGAAATTTACAAATCCTTACGCTGGTATGGAAAATCCCTTTGAAGATTTAAGAGTAGCTACTGATGCGGCTGAATTTCAAGCCGAACAAGGAGCACAACAAAGAGCAAATATACTATCTCAACTTCGTGGAGCCGCTGGAGCTAGTGGTATAGCAGGTTTAGCACAATCATTAGCTAACCAAGGTATTATTCAGGCTAGAAAAATTTCTGCTGACTTACAAAGACAAGAAGTTGCTAACGAATTAGCAAAAGCTAAAGGCGCTAGTGCTATAGATTTACAGGAAAGAGCTGGTGAGGCTATGGTACAACAAGCTGAATCTGGAAGACAAGCAACAATATTGGGTACACAATATGGTCAAGCGGCCGGTGCAAATAAAAACTATCAACAGGCGTTATTAAATCAAAGACAAGCCAATATTTCAGCAAATCAAATGATGATGAGTAGTATGAAATCTTTAGCTAAAGTTGATTGGGGTGAGGGTGGAACAACGCAAACTAGCAATTTTGGCATAGATAATAGTCTTAATCTTAATACCTCACCAAACTTAGGATATCGAGAAGGGCAAATGGGTGGTGCATCAGGATATGGTTTTGGGGGTGACCCTTCACTTACGGGTTTAACTTGGAACCCTATAACACAAAGATTCGAATAAAAATATAAAATATGGCAACAAAAGGAGGAAGTTTATTAGGAAAAGCAGATGCAACGCTATCGCGAATGTCTTACTTAGAGTCAATGGCAGATGTTATGCCTGATTATGGTAAGGTTTACCAAGCAGAAACTTTAAACCAAGCAATATTTCAAAAAGGTGTTGAAGAGCATTTCGACACTCTTTACGCTGATTACAATGCTTTGGGTGATGAATTAAAAGAAGCTACAACAACTATGATGGCCAATTTATCAGCTGGAACAACCGTTGATGATACTGGGATAGAAATGTTTGATAGTGAACTTAATAAACTTAGGGAAAGATTGAAGGCCGCGCCTAAAGGAAAAAAAGGTGATTTAGAAAGAGCTAAAATAAGAGCTGAATTAGGTAGATTAAAAAATTCAACAGAAGGAATGGACCAAACATTAACCACTTTGGGTACAATGATTGAAAATGATCAATTTGACGCTTTAGCTACAGGACAAGATTTACCACTATTATTAGCTATATCAAAAGGCGAGGCAAAAAGAGAGGTCAAAAACGGTATTTTAGTTTACTCTATACCAAATCCACAAGGCGGTGAAGATATAATTATGGATCAAAACCAGTTAAAAGAAGCTGTTGTTTTGAAAGATCCAGAGCATCAAGGTAATTTTAATAAAATACACGCTGGGTTTAATGATGTTGGAAAACAAAAAGGTACAACATGGGAAAATAAAAGACAAGGGGCAGTTAATGCTTATGAAAATATATTTACAACAAAACATAACTTTGCAACAACAATAGGTAAAAAGCAAGGTGGTATGGAGTATTCTTTTTTAGAAGCTTTAACTGGTAAGGGTGATAATACAATTATATACGACACTTTAATGGAGATGGGGAATAAAGAAAATTTTTATAATGGATATGACGCAGATCAAGATGGTGATGTTGATGCTGATGATTTTCTAGATCCACAAAATGGTCAAGCTTTAATAAATTCACTTACTAATATAAAAGATGATAAAAACTTTAATTTCCAAGTGGCTAAAAAAGTAGCGGCAGAATTTTATGCTGATGGATTAGCTCAACAAGAATTTATTGATGGTACTAAATTACGAACGGGTGGTGATGATGATAAAGGCGGTGATGCTAATACTGGATTGTCATTATTAAGAACTAATAAAAGTACAGAATTATTTGGCAAAGGCACTGGGTGGGTTCAAAATAGTGTTTTAAATACTTTAGGTTCTGATATTAACAAAAGAGAAAATATAGAATTAGCAGAGGGAGAGGGTGAGATGATATGGGATGACAAAGCTGGTTATATATACAAAGATGATACAGGCAAAACAACTATAATTGATGATAAAGCTAGTTTATTTAAAACTTTCTTTCAATCTCAATCCCCTATTTCGTCAACTACGCTTCAGACAAAATGGTGGAAATCAATAAAAGATTGGGGAGATGGTGGTGATTTTATAGAAACAAAATTTAAAAGTATTAAAGATTTAGAAAAGGTTGGTGTGAATTTAGAATTGTTTCAGAAAAATGCTACAGATGTAGCTACAACTATTAAAAATATTTTACCAGATAATTATAAAGTTGTTACAAAAAGACAGTGGACAATGTTTGGAAGAAAAGGAGAGGGAGTTTTCGAAATGCCTGATAATGCTATAAGAATAATCAATGTAGATGATCCAGATGAGACTTATCAATTTGAAACTAATTGGAGAAAACAACCAGGAAAAGCTAAGGCGCAATTAGATGGTTTTTTTGAAAAATTTAAAGATATACTAAGATTAAAAACAGAAATTAGTACAGAAACTAGTGTTAAAATAGACGACGAGAATATATAATATGGAAGAACTATATAGAGCTTTATATTCTAAATACGCTGGCAATTTAAGTCAGGAAGAGATAGATACCAAGATTGGGTATGCTTTACAGCAAGATCCTAATGACTTTGTAAACGCTTTTTATCAAAAATATACTGGGAGTGGACCAAGTCAAGATCAACTAAAGTATATTAGTTCTATAATACCAGAAGTTGAGTCTTTAGAAAAAAAATCCCAGGAAGACGTAAGTTGGTTTGATCAAACATGGTTTGGTAGAGGTATAGCTGCCGCTAGCACAACCGGTGAGGCAACTGATTTAATGGCTGAAGATTTTTCTAATGTAAGTACAGAGACTATACAGGAGTTTATGAAGGCTAAAGAACAAGAGGCTAAAACGCATGTTCCATCCGAACGTATGGAAAAGTTTCAAAAACAATATCAAAAAGAAGGTAAAACTTGGGCTGCGTTTTTTAGAGGTGTTAGAAAACAACCTGGTTTGTTACCAGAGTTATTTGTACAGTCTTTAGGTACACAAATTGGTACAGCTTTTGATTCTCCCGGCGCTTCATTAAGCGCTGCAGGAACAGGTGCGTTAGCTGGTGGAGCGATGGGTGGTGTATTTGGTGGTATTGCTGGGGCGATGGGTGGTTTAGCCACGTCTATGGAGGCAGCTTTAACATTTGGTGAGTTAATAGAAACTGAATTAAAAAAAGAAGGTAAAGAGTTTTCAGATAAAAACATAAAAGAATTATTAGAAGGACCAAAAGGAAAATCAATAAGAAATAAAGCTATTGGTAGAGGTCTTGCTATTGGTACTATAGAAGGCTTTACTGGTGGTTTAGCTGGTAAAGCAGCTTTAGCTACTAAGGGCGCGGTTGCAACCGCTAGAGCTGGTAAAGTTGGTAAAAGAGGTTTGTTAGCTGCTGGTGCTGTTGGTACTGGTGTTGAGGCTATTGGAGGTGGTACTGGTGAAATCGCCGGTAGATTAGCCGCTGATCAAGAAATGGATCCAGCTGAAATTGGTTTTGAAGCTATAACAGGTACAGTAACAGCACCTATAAATGTTGGTGGTGCTTTATTAATGGCTAAAGACGCAAAGTACTATCTTAACGATATGAAAAACCCTGTTACTTATGCTCAAATGAAAGACTTTGTTGAGACAGCAGATGATATCGATGTTGCTAAAGCTAAAATAAAAATAGAAAATGATTTTACTGGTTTAGGTAAGTTAGCTAAAAAGAAACAAAATGACGCCATAATAAAATCTCAGATTGATGATAAAATAACAGACCAGAAAGATAGAGAAACTTTAGTTGATTTGGCTAAAAAAAGAGATAATGCAAAGTGGGATCTTAAAAAAGAAGGTGTTAACCAAGTTCCTGGAGCTGAAAAAGCTTTGGCAGATATTGAATCTCAAATTAATGATATAATAAGTAAATATGAAGGAGCAACTGATGTTGCCGCTACACAAGAAGCAGCTGACGTTAGAAAAGCTAGAAGAGATATTAGTGTATCTGAAACTATAGCCTTTGCAGAGACCAAAGGTAATTTAATAGGAAAAGATGTTAAAGTAGTAGATAATGATCAAGCTGCTCAAGAAGCTGCAGATAAATTAGGTTATAAAGGAAACGTTCAAGGTTCTGATGGATTTATTATTGGTGACTCTATTATTATAAACAAAGACGTAGCTGGTAGAAAAGGTGCTATTAATGTTGGTGCTCATGAGTTGTTACATGGCATTATGGCAAAACATTTAAAAAGTCTTGTTAAAAAAATAAAAAATAAAGATGGTAAAGTTATTAGTGAAGATAAAACTGAACTAAAAAAGTTTGTAAGTGATTTTAAAAACTTCTTAAGTGATAAACAAAGAAAGTGGATAGAAAACGAGATAATAACAAACTATCAAGATCAAATAAAAGAAGCAGAGGCAAAGGGTGAAAACTTTTTAGAAACTACAGACGAGTGGTTTAATAAGTTTATAGATGGTATAGCTACAGAGCAAATAACTTATGACGAAAGTTCTTTTTCAAAATTAAAAAGTTTTTTTGAAAGAATATTTAGAAAATTTGGTTACAACAAAGAATTTGGTAGTGGTAGACAAACTTACGACTTTTTAAAAGACTATCAACAAAGCGCCGCAAAAGGCGAACTTAGCGCTAGAGCTCAAGCTGTTGCTGGAGTTGAGGTTACTAGCACTAAACCTAAAAAAGAAAAAGCAAGATATAGTGATAAGCAAGTTCCTGTTAAAACAGAAGAGTTTAAAGTTACCACAACAGATGGTGATGTTATAATATATAAAGCCACCACTCGTTTAGATGGAACAATTGAATGGACTAAAAAAGGTAAAAACGACACTATATTTGTGCCTACTAAAGTAGTAGATAGTAGTATAATGCAAAGAGATAATATATCTCCAAGACAAGCTATGGAAGTTTTTGAAAAAGCTGGAGACAAGGTAGAAGTAGGAAAGGTTGGAGACTATAAAACAGTTATGAATCCTAAAATGTTTGATAGATTAACTTCTGATCAACAACAAAGAGTAGATCCTAAAAGAGCAAAAGAAGTAAAAGGAGAAGCAAAGTTTTCTAAATCTAATGTACAGGGTGTGTTAGAAGAGTACGGTGGAAAAGAAGCTACTAAACCTGATCTTAGACGTATGGTTAACGAAACGTTAATGAGAACTCCACAAGGTAAAGAAACTTTTGACATAACAAAATCTAGATTTGGTTTAGAAATAGAACCTATAGTAGAAGCTATAACGCAAAGGCTTTACGATAAAATACCAAGTGATGCAACTCGTGCTGCTGGACTTACAAGAGCAGATTATAAAAACGCTTTAGTTTCTGAAGCTGCTACAATGACTCAACGAGAGTATAACCCGACAATTCAAGATCTTGACAAGTTTATTAGTAATAGATTGAATAATCGAGCGGAAAGTTTAGCTAAAAGATTAGGTGTTGAAGAAAGAATATTAAAAGATGTTGATTTTGTAAAAGAAACAGAGATTGATGTTGATGTACAACCTACACCAAAACCAAAACCAACGAAAAAAGAAAAACCTAGGGTGTTAAAAAGTTTAGCCGATATCACTCTTGATAATAAAGAAATAATATCTGCAACAGCGAGAGTTGAAATACAAAATTTAATAAAACAAAATCCTAAAAACTTAGAAGAACAGTTAACAAAACTTATTGAAAAGAATATTACTAAAGCTATTCAAAAACAAATGGGTGGAATTAGCTTTAAAAATGGAGAGGTTATTATTAGTGAAGAATATAAAGCTTTTATGGCTAATAACTACAGTGATATAGTTCAAAGTTTAGATGTAAACACTATAAAAAATAATTATAAAACATTATTTGATCTTACTAAAATAGGTAAAGAAGACAAAGTAACAAGAAAAGAAGATAAACCTACTCTTAAAAAAGATAGTTATTATAGGAAGGATATATATAAAATAGAAACTAATAAAGCTAAATTCACAAAGTTTTTTATAGATCCAACTAGTAATGTTAAACCACAATCTCATTATAATAAATTAAGAGATAGACAGTATAAACTAGCACTACAAATAGCTAATGGTATAACTGAAGATATTATTAATAATGAAATTATAAATACTTCAAGTGATATAGATGTTGTTATAAAAGCTGAAATAACTAATTATGCAAACAAATTAAATAAGCAGAAAAATGAAGTTATAGGAAACTACGCTGATCAGGTTAAGTTTTCAAAAAAGAATGCTAGTGATTTTAACGCCTTAATCACAGAGGCTGTTTTTGGTGATATTGAAAGCGCTAGATATCAAGCTATAGTCGCACAAACTAACCCGCGTATAGTTAAGGAAGCCGAAAGGGTTATTGGAGAATATAATCTTGATAACCAAAAAGAAACTGCTGGGTTTAAACAAAGGATTAAAGACAATCCAAATATACCACAAGAAATAAAAGAAAAATATTTTAGTCGTCTTACAAATAAAAACCACCAAGAGTCCATAGATGAAATGACAGATTTTACAACTGATATGGCTGCTTTTATGGATCCTGAATTTGTACTTAACATGTACGAAGATATGTTTGGTTTTCAATATAGATATGCTGATAAAAATCGTAATGGTCAAAAGGCATATAATAAAATACAGGATACAGCTAAAAAACAAAAGACTAATAGTAAGTTTAAAGAAATATTTGGTTTTGATCCTGAAACAGCAAAGCAATTTATGTATAATTCTAAGATTGGGATAATGAATAGAATTAATACAGTTCTTAAAAAAGCATATCCAACAATTAAAGAAAAACTTAATGCTGTATTAGAAAAAGAAGGTAAAAATATAGAACAAGCTAACAAACAAAATCCTAAAGTATTAGAATATATAATAACCAAAGCTATTCAAGCGGTTAATAAAAACTCAAACAACATGGTTGGCGTGTTGAGATGGTTAGAATCTGCTACAAATACTGTTAAGGGATTAAGAGCATTAACGGGTTTAACACATATAGATATTATAGCTGAATCTCAAGAGGCTTCAACAAAACACCCTGATTTTAAAAGAGCTAAAAAAGATGCTTTAAAAAGAATCAATGAAAGTAAAAAAACACAAGGCTTAAAAGAGTCTGTAAAAGAAGCTTTAGCTAAAGAAGCTGCTTTAAAAAAGTTAAATACAAAAGGTGAGCATTTAACACCTAGCGCGAATTTAATGGAAAAGCTTGCTGAGATAATATATAAATATTCTAAATTAGACATGACTGACGTTAGTGTTTTGTCTAAGTTTAAATCAGAATTAAGAGAAACAACAAAAGATTTTAATCAAGCTTTAGGCAATAAAAATACTTTTGATATTGTTGACAATACCATGGGCCCTCAAGCTGAGGGAGATGTTAGGTTAATTACAGGGTTAAAAGATACTGGTAGATCAAAAAGATTTTATCACATTAGTGGTGCGCAGTCAGTTGGTTATATTGCTAGAACAATAACACAAAGTAAAGAATTTAAAAAACTATCTGATAAAGTAGATAAAGCAGCTAGATTAAATAATGCTGTTAAAATGTCTAGGTCTACGTTTAAGAAAAATTTTGACTTACGTCAAGCTCAAAAACAAAAAGGTAAAGAATTTGTTGAATCAATATTAAAAAAACCTAAAGGTATTACTGTTTTAGATTTTGATGATACGCTAGCCACAACTAAATCTTTAGTTAGATTTACAGCTCCAGATGGTACAACAGGTACTTTAAATGCTGAGGAGTACGCTAGTACATATCAAGATTTATTAGAACAAGGGTATACATTTGATTTCTCAGAATTTAATAAAGTTGTTAAAGGTAAAATAGCGCCGCTTTTTCAGAAAGCTTTAAAGTTACAAAAGAAATTTGGTCCAGAAAGTATGTTTGTATTAACAGCTAGGCCACCAGCAGCACAAAAAGCTATATTTGATTTCTTAAAAGCTAATGGTTTAAATATACCTATTAAAAATATTACTGGGCTTGGTAATTCAACATCGGAAGCTAAAGCGCTTTGGGTTGCAGACAAAGTTGGTGAAGGTTTTAATGACTTTTATTTTGCAGATGATGCTTTACAAAACGTACAAGCTGTTAAAAACATGCTAGATCAATTCGATGTTAAATCTAAAGTTCAGCAAGCTAAGGTTAAGTTTAGTAAATCAATGAATAATGATTTTAATAAAATACTTGAAGACGTAACTGGTATAGAATCTAAAAAAAGATTTTCAGCTATTAAAGCTAGAAAACGTGGGGAAAGCAAAGGTAAATTTAGATTTTTTATACCACCATCACACGAGGACTTTGTTGGTCTATTATACAATTTTATGGGTAAAGGTAAAAGAGGTAATGAGCATAGAAATTTCTTTGAAGAAGCTTTAATTAGACCATTAAATAGAGCGTATAGAGAGTTAAACGCTGCCAAACAATCTATAGCTAATGATTATAAATCTTTAAACAAGCAGTTTGCAGATGTTAAAAAGAAACTAACTAAGAAAACTCCAGATGGTGATTTTACATATCAAGATGCGATAAGAGTTTATTTGTTTGACAAACATGGTCACGAGGTACCCGGTTTATCTTCAACTGATCAACAGAATTTAGTTGACTTAGTTATGGGTGATCCTGAGTTACAAACGTATGCTGAAACTTTAAATGTAATATCTAGGCAAGATAAATATGTTGCTCCTACTGAAAGTTGGGAAGCTGGAGATATAAGAACAGATTTAGATGATGCTACTGGTAGAATTGGTAGAAAAGAATTTTTCACTGAATTTAATGATAATTCTGATATAATATTTTCACAAGAAAACTTAAATAAAATAGAGGCTGCTTATGGTGCTGATGTTGTTAGTGCTATTAAAGACATGTTATATAGAATACAGACTGGTCAAAATAGACCTAGTGGGCAAAATGCTTTAGTTAATAAGTTTCTAAACTATTTAAATGGATCTGTTGCCTCTACAATGTTCTTTAATATAAGATCAGCTGTTCTACAGCAAATGTCTATGGTTAATTTTATAAACTTTGCTGATAATAATATTATAGCAGCAGCTAAAGCTTTTGCTAATCAAAAACAATATTGGACTGATTGGGCAACTATATTTAACTCTGACTTTATGAAGCAAAGACGTAAAGGTATACAAACAGATGTTAATGGAGCTGAATTAGCTGCGTCAGTTAAAAATGCTAAAAATCCAGTTCAAGCAGCGATTAAAAAATTATTAGAATTAGGATTTTTACCGACACAAATTGGGGATAATATAGCTATTGCTACTGGTGGTGCTACGTTTTTAAGAAATAGAATCAATACTTATTTAAAACAAGGATTGAGTCAAAAAGAAGCAGAAGCAAAAGCATTTGTTGATTTTGAAATATTAGCAGAAGCCACCCAACAATCAGCGAGACCAGACATGGTTTCACAACAACAAGCATCTCCACTTGGTAAAGTTATACTTGCTTTTCAAAACGTAACCTCTCAATTTAATAGATTAGGTAAAAAAGCATTTTTAGATCTTAAAAACAGAAGAATAACACCTGGTAACCAAACTCAGTTACAAAGTGATATGTCTAATTTATCCAGGATAGCTTATTATTTTGCAATACAGAACTTGGTATTTTATTCTTTACAATCAGCATTGTTTATGATGATGTTCGATGATGACAAAGATGATGAAAAGTTTTTAAAGAAAAAAGAAAGAATGATTAACGGTAGTATCGATTCTGTATTAAGAGGTTCTGGTGTTTGGGGAGCAGCTATCGCTACACTAAAAAATATGGCTATTAAATGGCACGAGCAAAGAGATAAAGGTTATAACGCTGATGAAAGCGCTGTATTAATGGAAATGTTAAATGTATCACCTCCACTTGGTATTAAAGCTAGAAAACTAGTTAATGCTGAAAAAACTCTTAACTATAATAAGAAAACTATAGATGAAATGGAAACGTTTGATATTGATAATCCTCAATGGTCGGCCTATACTAATTATATAGAAAGTACTACAAATGTTCCACTTAATAGATTGTATAATAAAACAATGAACGTAAGAGAATCCTTAAATAATCAACATAGTGCTTTAGAAAGAGCTTTAATGTTTGGTGGTTGGAGCAAATGGAACCTTGGAATCGAAGATGTAGAAAAAGAAAAAAAGAAGCAAGGATTTGGTATTAAAAAGAAAAGCAAAGGTAGAGGTACTTTGCAGGTTTATTAGGTAAAGAATTCAAAAAATAAGTGATAATAAAAAGATGGTAAGAAGATTAATAATATTGCTACTACTTATATCTAATATAATGGTAGCGCAAACATTTGGAAAAGAAGAGATTAAAGATCTGTTAAAGTTCTCTACATTCTATGCCGCTGTAAACGGTGGAACATCACTTTCTGACGTTGATATATTCTCTGTAGATAATGGTTTATCTACACAGACTATTTCAACTCCTTATGATTATAATTTTACCATAGGTTTACGTAAGATAGCGAGGTTTGGCTATGAAAATAAAGCACAAACATTTTATGATGGAACGGAATCTAATTATAGTGACGCGGCCACTGTAGGTAAAGTTAGAGGAGTTGAATATCTATTTGAGGTTGATTACAAAAGACAAGAAGGTGTAGACTATATGGATCAGCACCATTTTATTAGGTTTAGCTCTGATGATGGTTGTCCAGATGAATTATGTGTAAACTTTTTTGCTTTAAAACTGGAATATTTAGAAGATGGTTTTGCCGATATAAAATATTTTGAAGCATCAGAGAGATATAGACATCGTAAAGGTAGAAACTTATCGTGGAATATTGGATTAACGCACCGTTTGGCAGAACCATATGGTTATAACGCTTTAGATGAATGGATGTTAAACAATGGTAATATTCATTATACTTATTTAGCATTACAAGAGGGTTATACGGTAGATGTGTATAGCAACGAATACTTTGCGCCAGATGGAACTTTAGTTGCAACTAGTGCTGAGGTTTGGGAGGCGGTTGTAATACCAACAGTACTATCAGACTATACTCAAAAGAAAAGAAACGAATTAAAGAAAACAATTCAACACTCATTAGTAATGGGGTTTGATTATTATAAATACTCTAAAAAAACTTGGATGCACGCTTGGGCAAGTTTTATGCCATATCATTACGATGATGGTAGTGAGTTTTCATATCATAATTATGTAGATGGACAATGGTATGATTACTCTGGAGGATTAATCTACGGGATAAAAGTAAATAAAAGCTTAGGTTATTTTGTAGAAGGTAAATACAATAAGTACTGGAATAGAGAATGGTACGATTTTAAATTAGGATTAAATTACGTTATATTTTAACATGGCAAAAGAATTAAATGAAGAGACAGGTTTTGTACTAAGTGTAAAAACTATGATAGCTATAGGTTTTGGTATGGCTACAATTATTGGAATGTGGTTTGCTTTACAAGCAGATATTGCTGAAGCAAAAGAATTACCTGTAATACCACCAGATGAAGTTACTAGAATGGAATTCAATATGAAAGATCAGATGATCCGTAATACTATTATGGACACGCAAAAAGATGTGGAAGAAATTAAAGGTACTTTAGAAAAAATAGAAGATAAACTATACAATAGATAATGAGAAAATTAATATTTTTATTAATGTTATTTTGTGGTACTACCTCTGCCCAAATAAAAGTAACACACTTCAATGCTGGTTGGAATAGTGCTAACGATGTAGAGTGGTATATGGATCTTGAAGATTGTAAAACAATAGGGCATGTTGATATAGCAAAAGATACAGAGGCACAAAAAGAATATAAAATAGCAGTTGTACCTACTATTATTATATTTAAAGATGGAGAGGAAGTTGCTAGATTTCAAGCAGATCTTAGTTTTAAAATGGTGGCAACAGAAGAAGAAGTACAAGAAGAAATAGATAATCAATTAATGAGTGATTTCTAATGTATACTTATAACATAAAATTAGATAGAGTTATTGATGGTGATACTATTGATGCTTATATAGATTTAGGTTTTGATATTCATGTCAAAAAAAGAATTAGGTTTATGGGGATTAATACTCCAGAATCAAGAACTAGAGATTTAGAAGAAAAAGCGAGGGGATTAGCTGCTAAAGATAGATTAAAAGTTATATTAGAAGGTGCTAATAGGATAGAACTATGCTCATATGGTGTTGGAAAATATGGTAGATGTTTAGGTGAATTACACGTGGACATGCTAGATGGAAAAGAATGTTTGACTCTAGCAAATGTAAATGAATTATTAATCAAAGAAGGTCATGCTGTAGAGTATGATGGAGGAAAAAGATAAAATTATGAAAGAAAAATTTTGTAAATGGATACAAGCAATAACATTTGGATTAGTTTGTTTTAATTGGTGTGTATGTTGCTGCGAACCGGGTAAGTGTTGTAAATAATGAAAAAGTTATTACTACTATTATTACTACCTATATTTAGCTTTGGACAAATTGATACTTTTCCATGGGTAAATAATTTTGAATCATTTGTAGATTTAGAACAAGACCAAAATGATGATGGTGATTGGTGGTTAATGCAAGGACCAACCGGTAGTTTTGGTACTGGTCCAAGCGGTGATCATACCACTGGTTTTGGTATATATTCTTATGTAGAATCGTCATACCCAAACTATCCTAATAAACAGTTTGTATGTTACACGCCTGAATTTGATGTTTCAGCTACTCCTGGTAGAATGTTATCTTTCTGGTACCATATGTATGGTATAGGCATGGGAGAGCTCGAGATTGCAGCTATAGATAGTATGGGTAACTATATATTTATAGACGCAATATTTGGTAACCAAGGTGATCAATGGCACTTTACACATTATCAATTAGATAGTTTTAATATACAAAATAACTTTAAAATAGCATTTATAGCCACTACTGGAACTGGTTTTACTAGTGACTTTGCTATTGATGATATAATGGTTTCTAATCCGTTCCCAGTAATATACGGATGTACAGATACAATATGTAGTAATTATGATTCAGTAGCTACTATTAATGATGGAAGTTGTATTTACATCTTTGGATGTATGGATAATAACGCTGATAATTATAATCCATGGGCAAATGTAGACGATGGAACATGTGCCCAGCAAGTTGTATGTACACCTGGTTTATCTTTAATAGATGTAGCTATAACTTTAGATAATTGGCCAAGTGAAACATCTTGGATGTTATATTCTCCAACAGATACATTTGCTTTTGTTGATAACGAAACATATGATTACACTCAAACTGGACAAACAGTTCATACACAAGCTTGTGTTCCAGTTGGTGATACTATTTTATTTGCAATATATGATACTTATGGAGATGGTATCGGTGGTGGGTCTGTAGTTGGTAATTGTGTTGTAACTAATATTAGCTGCGGAGAAGTTATATATGATTTATCAGCTCAAAATTTTCCAGCACCATCTAACTTTGGTTACGATGATTATTCATTACCTTATGTTTCTCCAAGTTGTAGCGATACTGTAATATTTGGATGTACAAACCCTAGTTATATAGAATATGATTCTTTAGCTACAGATGATGATGGAAGTTGTATGACATTAGCTACTTATGGTTGTACAGATCCAGCCGCTTTTAATTACGATCCTACAGCAGATAAAATGCTGTTAACATCACCTTGTACTTATAATTTAATATTATATGATGCTGGTGGTGATTCTTGGGGTAACTGTTGGTTAGGTGTAGAACAAGCAGATTCATTATGGCAATTTAAAATTGACAACAATGGTGTTTATTCAGATACATTTGCTTTAACACTTAATTCTAACGATGAGGTTTATTTCTATTATTTTGAAATCCCTACAGCTCAACAAAATCCTCAACAACTAGATATACAAACAATACAAAATTCATTTAAGTTAGAAAACGATTACGGGACTATAATACACGAAGGTGATAATCCTTGGCCTGGTCCAAATGAAAATAAATTAAGAAATTATAGAACTGCTAATGATATTTATTCTGCAATACCTTATTGTGGGGACGAATGTATACCGGTTGTAAATGGATGTATGGATGCTATAGCTTATAACTATAATAGCTTAGCAAATACCAATGACACATGTTATTATGATCCTGGTTGCACAAATCCAGGTTATTTAGAATATTATACTCAAGGATATATAGCTGATGTAAATGATAGTAGTTGTTCTGTTTTAGCTATGTTTGGATGTATGGATTCAACAGCGTTTAATTATGATAGTACAGCAAACGTAGATAATGGTGGTTGTATCCCGGTTATTATGGGTTGTATGCTAGATGGCGCGTTTAATTATAATCCTAATGCTAACACACCTGATACTTGTATACCAATTATATATGGTTGTACATCGCCTATAGCTTTGAATTATGACAGTTTAGCTAATACAGATGATGGTAGTTGTGTTGGTGTTGTTTACGGGTGTACTAATCCCGATGCTTTCAACTTCAACCCACTTGCTAATGTTGATGACTCAAGTTGCGTTCCAGTGGTTTACGGTTGTACAGACCCAATTATGTTTAATTACAATGTATTAGCTAATGTTGATAATGGTTCTTGTGAACCTTATGTTTACGGCTGTACAGACTCAATAATGTTTAATTATGATCCTCTAGCTAACAGTGATAACAATTCTTGTATACCTTTTATATATGGTTGCACGGACCCTTCTATGCTTAATTATAACTCACAGGCAAACACGGAGGATTTTAGTTGTATCGCTTATGTGTATGGGTGTATGGATAGTACTGCTCTTAACTTTGATTCACTTGCTAACACGGATAACGGTTCATGTATCGAAATCATTATGGGTTGCATGGATCCAGACGCGTATAACTATGAGTCAATTGCTAATGTTAATGACTCTATATCTTGTTTATATAATGCTGGTTGTATTACTGGTGCGGGTAATCCTTATTGGTTAAATGATCCTTGTTATGCTTGGGTATTATCAGTAGATGATTACTGTTGTGAAAACGAATGGGATAGTATATGTCAATTAACTTACAACTATTGCGATAGCTCTTGGACTGGTCCAATACCAACAAGAGAAGGTTTAGATAATTATATAGTAATTTATCCAAATCCAACTAAAGACAAAGTAAATATAAATAAAAACGTTGATATAAACGTGTATAATTATATCGGAGATATGGTAATATCAAAACGGAATATAAATGTCTTAGATATGTCTAAAATGAATTCTGGGGTGTATATGTTACAAATAAAATACAAAAACAAAATAATAACAAAACAATTAATTAAAAAGTAAAAAATTATGGCAACAACAACGGCAACGATAACGTTGAATAGTGCTGATATACTTAGTAATGCAATATCTTTGAGCAAAACATCTAATTTATATTATCACAATACTACATCAACGGGTTTAACGCAGTATAAATCAGGGAGAGTTAATGTTTACGTAACAGGTGGTAGTTTTGATCTTATTCCAGCTTTAGCTAGTGAAGAAGCGTCAGCTACAAACTCTTATGTTTATATATGCAACAAAAATACAACAGCCGCTAACTACGTCACTATTTCTATTTACAATGAAGTAATAGGTAGATTATACGCGGGAGACTGGATGTTTATTCCTTGGGAGCAAAACGATCCAGTTGGAGACAATGGAAGTGATAACGATATAGAAGTAGAAGCATTTGTAGGTGGACCACAAGCTATAGAATGGATGGTGTTTACAGAATCAACTGCAACTATTTTAGATGCTTCTGGAGATTAATAATTAACAATATAAATAAATAACAAATATGGCAACAACAACAGCAACAATAACACTGGCTAGTAGTGATTTAATGGATAATAATATATCTGTTTCTAATACTGCTACTTTAACAGATCAGGGTAATGATACTGGTGTTACAAAAACAACTGGGCTTACTAGAGTTGAACTAAGCTCTACTAGTAATGTAGTTCTTTTAGATAGTGCTGCCACAGGTGGTGTGGAACTAGCGAGAAACGCTGGTGGTGCAATAACTAGTGGCAAAGTATTTCTTCAGAACTTAAATGATAGAGGTGATGGTTCTAAATATGTAACGGTATTATTACAAGCAGTAGTTATTGGTAGATTATATGGTGGTGATTGGATGTTTTTACCTTGGGAAGGTGGATCTGGTAATGATTTAGAGGTTACCCCAAGTTCAACTACTGATACTACATTAGAATATATAGTATTCTATTAATAAAAAATGGCGCAATATTTTAATATAACGGGTAGTACTTCTGCCGCGGCAGAGCTTACTAGAGAATTATTAGCTGCTGGTAGTGGTATAAAGATATCTAAAATATCTTTAACTAATATTCATGCTACATATCCGTGTACCGTTGATTTATATATTGAAAAAGCACTTACTGGAAAGTTTTATCTCTTAAAAGGAGTAGAACTTCCCGTAGGTGCTACTTTGATATATGATAATATAAAACTAAGTACAGCGGCTGGACAATTCGGTTTATATTTAAAATTAAATAAATCAGCATCTGAAACACCAAGTGTAGACGTAATATTACAATAGCATGACTTATATAGGACAAATAAATAAAAATAAAAATAAATATCTTTATTTTAGAACAGAAGCCACAGATGCTAATGATGATGCAACTGGAGATTCAGCATTGTTTCCTGCATCGTCTTTAATGGGTATGCAACCTACATCTGATACCGCTTTAACATTGTATTTTAAAAGTATGCTTAGAGGTTCTGGAAATGAAGGTGCAGCTGATTCCGCGGCTAATTTAGATAATAACGATAGTGTTATTGTTACAATATCCGCAAATACTCATTTAGTAGCAATGAAAGCTATAATAGAAGCTATAAACAATGACAATTATCCAGCTGTATTAATTATAGCAAATGATGATTCTGGTGGAACCGAGTATTTAGCAGAATCAGGTATATCAGCATGTGGAACAATTTCTGTTGCAGCGGCATATACTAACTCTTAATAATAAAATAAAATGATAAGCGAACATATTTCATATAAGGAAGGCGTGTATAGCATAACAGCGACACGATTAGGAATAGATAACACACCAGGAGATGATCAACTTCATTTCATGGAAATAATAGCTGAAAAAGTATTTGAACCTCTTAGAGAATGGGTTGGTGGTCCAATAAAGATTAATAGTTTTTATAGATGTTCTGAGCTTAACAAGGCTATAGGTGGGTCTGCAACATCACAACATTGTAAAGGTCAAGCTATGGATATTGACGATACGCTTGGTAGAGCTACAAACGCTGAAATGTTTAATTGGATAAAAGAGAACTTAGATTTTGATCAAATGATATGGGAATTTGGAGATGATGATAATCCTGATTGGATTCACGTGAGTTATGTATCGGAAGAAAAAAATCGTAATAGATGTTTGAGAGCTCATAGATATAATGGTAAAACAACTTATGGAGTAATTTAACAATTACTTAACATTATAAAAATTAAATCTTTATATTTATTAGTGAAAATAAATATATGGAATCACAACAAATAGATCTTAGTTGGCTATTATATGTAGCACTAATGATCACTATCTTTTTGATAGCATTATAAAAAAAGGGAGTAACTTTCGTTACCCCCTTTCTTATTTTAAGAACGTTCTAGAACTGAGCGTTTTTTTGATCTTGCACTTCAATTCTAACTTCTTGTGCTAGAGACTTCACAGCCTGCATAGCTTTCCTAACCCGCGT